ACTGTAAAGTTTGATGCTCCGTCATTTCCATCATCTCCATCTGTGCCATCTGTTCCATTTGAACCTTCTATTCTTGTAGCAGCTTGCCAAGTAGTTTTAAATCCATAAGTTCCACCCACTAAACTAAACTGTGTTGTTCCTTTAGATACCCATATTGCATCACTACCTGAAGGCACGTCTGCTATATCATCATACCAATTAGTTGGTATAACAGGAAAGTTTGTTATACTTGGAGTAGTTGGTTGATTAGCACTTCTTTGAAATATAAACTCTACCTGAAATTGTGGAGTTCTAGAATTACCTGGTGTAGACCAAGATAAACTTCCAGAAGTATTAGCTGTTGAGCTTTCTGTAGCCAGAGTTTCTGATGTCCAATAAATTGCTCCTGCTGCATCATCAGGTATTGCTTGTTGCCATCCTGAAGCTATACTTGCTATAACGTTATTCCCAAAATGATATACTCCTGAAGTAGGAGTTGTTGGTATACTAAACGTATTATTATTGAAATTGGCTGGGTAGTATAGAATTAACTCTTTTACTTTTTTACCTGTAGCACCATCATCTCCATCTGTACCTTTTTTAGATTTTGTAAATGTCTGTGCTTTTGTGAGTGTTACGTCGTTTTCTATATTTATGCTGTATTCTATTTCTGAATTATCAGTACCATTTGCAACACCACTGTGGTCTGCGACTGTAATATTTTTTTCGCTTCCTGTGTTTAGTGTAAAACTTCCTACAGTTATATTAGTTGCTGTAGTAGTTATATCATACTGACCTGTTCCAGGAGTACCTGTATTTGCTACTGGAGTAAGTTGAGTTGCTCCTTTGTAAACTTCTATTTTTGTGCCTGATCCTCCGAAGCTACTTACAACTCCTGTGTTAGAAGAAGGGAACGTGTGGGCTTCATTTGTAATGATTGCTGTATAAGCTGGTGCACCGTCTGTACCTTGGCTACCTTGTTGTAGGGAAGTGAGCGTAATTGTATCAAATGCAAGTTCTGTTTGGTTTGCTTCTGATACTCCAACTTTAATTGTTTGTGGAGTAGTTACGATATTAGAAGGTATGCTAAAACTAAAGGTATCTGATGCACCTGAGCCATCTGTAAAAGTCCCTTCATCTGATATACCATCTCCTGTAAATTTAAAGAAAGGGTTAGAAAAGTTTTGTGAAGTTGCTGTTAGTGTGATTGTTCCACTAGGAGTCGGTGTTGTTCCGTCTGCTGCATAAGTTATTGAGTAATCACTTGCTGTTAAATTTACTGTTCTTGAGTCTGTACCTGCTCCTGCCGCTCCTGGAATACTTTTACCTAAAGAAACTACTCTTGTTCCTATAGTTTCACTAGTTCCTCTATCTGTTATTGTGACTATTAAAGAAGCTGTATCAGCTGTTATTGCTGTAACTGTAATAACGCCAGTGCTAGAGTTTACTACTGCAGTACAGTTTGTAGTTGCAGTAGATAGTCCAAAAGTGTTTGTTGCTGAGCCACTACTTGCAAAAGTATAGCTTATAGTGCCTTTATTGACTGTGTATGAATTTGAAAAACTTGAGAAGTCACTAACAACTCCTGCTGCATTTGAAGGGAAGTTATGGTTTTCATTTGTACCATTTATACTGTAAGCATCTGTTCCTCTATTTCCACTAGAGAAGTTTATGAAGGAGTAAACGCCTGATGTATTAGTTACTGAACCTAGTATACAATCTTCTGCATTTGAGATTCTAAGAGCTTGTCTAAATACGTTTTTGCCACTATATGATCTTGTTGAAACTGTTGATAGGCTAAGTGCTGTATCACTTGTTATATGACTTACTGTAGAAAAGAATCTAGTTGCACCAGCGGTGTCTATTATTATAACATCTCCTGGTTGAAAGTCTGTTGTAAATGCTGTACTGCTACCTGAAACTTCTGTTGAGTTTGCAGATAAAGTTATAGTACCACTTGCTTGTACAAAATCTTCGTTTGATTCTCCAAGTCTTTTTACATATTTAAAATAATTTTCAGTGCCATCTATGTCTGTTGTTGTTTCTTCTGTATGGAATACGATAGGTTGTAATAAGTCAGTACGAGTTGCTCCTCGTGATAAACTACCATCATGGTCTAGTAATAAATATCCAGTCTGTCCATCTGATAAGTTATCAAAGTCTGCTTGTGTTGTAAATGCTGTATTTCCAGAACTAACTGTTATTGTACTTTCTTCTTCTGAACTAGGAGAATCGAATGTATAGCTACTACTTGCAAAAGTTACAGTACCATTTGCAGATTCTATATTTATAGGGCAAGATAATATACCACCCTTCATTATTCCACCGTTTAGTCCTTCTCCTAAAGTAGGTACACCAAAAGGTAGAATTTTTTCTTCATTCACAGTAAGTCTTCTTTGTTCCCAAGAAGAAGTAATTCCTAAAGTATTTATTGTTCTAACTCTAACTATTATTTCACCGTTTCCGCTAACCTCTGAAAGATTATGAGAAGTAGTATTTAAACTAGGAATAGTTATTCTAATAAACTTGTCTGGATCGTCTACTCCTGGGTGTCTGTAAGCAATTTCATATCCTGATAAATGTTCATATACATCATTAATATTATTACCATTATCGTCTACTCTTGTTGTTACAGGATGTTGCCATGAAATTAACAAGTCTCTATCTGTGGTAGACCCTACTTCTGATCCAAATCCTGAAGCTACCATCTCAAGAGCTACACTTGTAGGCTCTGGAACTGCGTCAGTATCTTTAGGCGGTTGCATTACTGTTGGAATATCTGGTATTAGATATCCTCTATCGATTTTTGTAAATTTTTCTGGTTTATACTCTTGTGCGCTTATTGCAAACGTTAAGTTTTGAATATCTTCTTTTATAGAAGTTACGATGTACTGTTTTAAGCTTCCTGCTACATTACCTCCATCTTCTTCTTGACCTGATACTGTATAAATAACTTCAGCATTTGGTGCAGAAGAGAAGGCTGAACTAACAGTTATTGATGTAGTATTAAATGAAGATATTGGTTTAGTCTCAACTCTTACTTCGTCTGACCAAAATAATTGAACTATAGAACCTGAATCGTCTCGTACATTAGAAGCTTTAACATCTGTATCTATAGCTGCTCCGCTTTCATCTACTAATACTAAATCCCCTTGTTTATAATCTACACTATTTATAGTTGCACTCTGTTGTGTTAAATATGCTCCACCTAGGGGGTAGATTAAATGAAGATTAAAATTATCAGTAGTATTTAAGAAACTACTTATATCTCTATCTGTTTTTATGACTGTAGAACTAGAACTAGTTGTTGTTGTTACTCTTCCACTCGCTACTACATCATGCACGTCTGGATCTTGTACATTTAGTACATCCCCTGGTCGTAGCATAGCTCCGTTTATACCAGTGCTAAAATTAACAATTTCTTCTTCATTTAGTTCAGAAAATAAATGCCATTTACCATATCGTATTGCTTGTCCTTTAGAAGTACAACCAAATGCTGTAACATTTTTTGTTTTAACTTGTCCTGTTTTAGCGATATTACTGCTATCTTCAATAACTACATTGTCTTGTTTATATTGTTTTTCTGGATTAGTCCAAGTTACTATTACTTGATTGTGTTTGAATCTGCTCGAAGTTCCTGCATAACTAAATGTACCGTCTATAACGTTGGATTTTGTAAATGTATAAACTGCACCTTTTTGTATATTAGCCCCTAAAGTAACTGACCCGTTCCACCAGATTAACATACTTCTCATTGTAGAACTAAAGTCTTTTAATACTTTTATAGCATTAGTAGATTTTTGAATATAAATATTACACTCAAATCTAGGTTCTTGTCCGCCTTTTCCATCAGGTACGAGTTCATCACAATATTTTGCTAGTCCAAATAAAGTATATCTATCTATTTGTGCAAAATCAAAATCAGGATTAATATATTGTCCTAGTCCATATCTTGGATTAGTCATTAAGTCCATAAAAATCCATACAGGATTACTAGTATAAACTGTATCATAGTTTGCGTGTCCAGGAGCAAATGTTTTTATGTCTCCTCTAAAATTACCATCCCAGTCTGTATAATTTGAAGTATCTACACCGCTAGTAACATTTCTTGTATAAGAAGGAGTTGTTCTTCTTACAGAACTGCCCTGTATTAATTCATCTTTTGGAAAGTAGTTAGTTGGAACTTGTACTTTTAGTCCTCTTATTTCATAACTTCTTTTTGGTATTGAGGAAAAATCTTGTGCGTCTACAATTACTGCTCCGAAAGCAGAGTAAGGATAACTTAATCTGTCCATTACTATATTTTCTACAACTTTTAATACTGCATTATTTGATACTACCCAGTTGCCGTATTCTCCCCCGACTTCATTTATTCTTTCAAAAGTTAAATAGTAGTCGTCAAAAGGGCCGTACTTACTTATGTCAAATTCAAATAAATAATTAAATCCTTGTTTTGTCTTATTACTAAAACCTCCTGCAGCGTAATGGCCATCGTCTGGAGTATACCCTTCTTTTCTTGGTAAGTTAGAATATGATGAAGCTCCGTTTACAATAACGGTTTTGTAAGCATTACTGCCTCTTTGATAGTGAAATTTAATTCTAATTAATGCACCTGCGTGTCTTAAAGTACTATCTTTTGCTTTCCATTTGTAACATCCTTGGGGAAAATTGAAAGTACATCTTATTAAATCAACTTCTCCAGGATTATCAATACCCATTTCATCTGCTGTTACAGTTTTTGTAGTGCCAGTGTATGTAGGGTTATCACCTATACTTACTCTTAATTGATTCCATGCAGGATATCCTGTGTTAGGAACTGTTTTTAAATCTCCGCCTGATACAGTATGAGCAGCAGAGCCACTACCAACTCCTGAAGGTGTAGGTAGGTATGATTGCTCTCTTTCTCCATTTCTAAATGCCCATAAAAAGTTATCGTATTTTGCTAAAGGGGCTTGTTCTGACGTTCTTTCAGGAGTACTTAAAGTTGCTGAAACATTACTTACGTTTCTTCCTCCTGCTGTAATTGTTACTCTGTTGTTTGAGTTGTCATAGCTACTTACTGTACCAACATAGTCTAATTCAACTGCTGTTCCTGATACACTAGCAGAAGGTGCTAAAGCTACTTTGACTGATGTGCTACTAACAAATTCTGTTATTGTTGTAATTAAATCTGAACCATCTATTCCTGCTGACGTTATTCTAATCTGTGGTTGTAGTCGTTTCTCTCCTTCGCCAATAACATCACTAGCTGCAAAAGTAAATCCAGAAGCACTTGTGATTGTAGTGTTTCCAATAGTAGTAGTAATTGTACCTGCTTTTGATCCGCCTACAATAAGTACGTCTCTTGAGCCTTGAGCTGTGTTTGCTGAGTCTATAAAACTAGGATTGTTATTATCAGTAATTACTCCGGTTGAAGCTACATAACTAACATCATTACTATCTAGAATTGCTACTATATCTTTATCTCCGTAGTTATATGCAGGATTACCATTAAGTTTTATACTAGCTCCTTGGTCAACTAATCCTTCAATTGGTCCTTCTGATATAGTATCGTATATAACAGCTGTTTGCTCTCTTGTCATTCCATTAGAAGAAGTAGTTGGTAAATCCCCACCAACAACAGGTTCGTTTTCGTTATCGTTTCTTAATATTATAGCCATTATAAATTCCAGTTATATCCGTAGGCATTCTTACTATAGCCTGCTGAGTTTTGTATTCTTGCTTTTGTGAAGGCAAAGTTAGTTACAACTCCGCCTGCTGCTACTTTGCCGTAAGCCATTGGTATCGGAACTCCTGTTTTACTAGTGTTTACAGGGCCGTTGAACAGAGCTGCTGAGTCTTCATTATTACCGTCAGGATCTGGCGTTGTTAATTCTATAATTCCTTTTAGGGCTAATTGCATACCTGTACTAAATATAGCTGCAGCTGTTTGACCTGTCATATCTACAGTTAAAGATATAATCATAAGTATAGCTCCTATAATAATTTTAGCCCAGCTTTCTAATTTACTAGCAGCCCCTGAAGGTACTGGTGTGATAATTATATCCTCATCTTCTATAAAACTTAATTCATCTGCGGCTAAAAAGTCAGACATATTTTCTTTTGTGTAATCTTTGACTGCTTTTCCTTTTTGTACTGTAAATAGTGTTCCTTGGTCTGTACATTCCATTAAGTATCTACGAAGACCACCCTTTATAACATCTATAGCATGCATTGCTTCTTGCACACTTCGTACATTTAAATTATGCTCTTCTCCAAATAGTTTTCCCATTTGTCCTTTTAGTATTATTTTTCTATTCATTTGGTTCTAAAATTGTGTATTCTTTGTCTGGGTACGATACGATAAAGTATGGTATACCAAGATTGTTACAGTTCGTTTTGTCAAGGTCACTTGGGCAAGATTTTTGCTCATAGTGACTATGGACTACATA